TTTGATAGTGCTGATGACGTTCCGTTTTGGTGCGTTGCTCCGTTTATGTGCGGGGTGGGTACTTGAGTGGGGTTTACTTGGATTTTATTGAGTTCTTCGCAGTACATTGCCCAATCATCCTGCATTGGTGTCTCCTTTTTTTGGCCCAGAAAGCCTTTAACTTTGGCCTAGTTTTGCCAAACTGTCAAACATGATCTGCCTATGCATACAAATGTTTACAGATGTTTACATCTTTATACAACTTTAGTACACTCCATTACATCTCATTACAACAAAGGAGAGAAAGATGGCGGGAACCGTCAAGATTCATGGCAAAGAATACAAGACTGTAGCCTTGCGTATTCAGGAGTTTAGGGAGAAGCATCCCGACTTCACCATTCAAACCGATCTGGTTGAGGCCAACGATGTGTTGGTTGTTATGAAGGCCACAATATCTCAGGGCGATCAAGTGATTGCTACTGGCTACGCTGAAGAGGTTAGAACAGCCAGCAAGATCAACCGTACTTCAGCGTTAGAGAATGCAGAGACCAGCGCAGTAGGAAGAGCCTTAGCGTTCTTCGGGCTGGGCGGCTCTGAGATAGCTTCAGCAGATGAAGTAGCCAACGCTATCCAACAACAAAACAACCAAGGCTCCAGCGAAGAAATGGAGAGGCTTGTTGCCCACAACGAAGCATGGCGTAACAACTCAGCCTCGATCTACTTCATTAAGGAGTACATCAACATGGATGAGCCAAAGTGGGACAACATCGCTGAGGCGTGGGGTGAGATTTCAACTGAAGATAAGCAAGCCCTGTGGCTGGCTCCTTCAAAGGGCGGGGCATTTACTACGGCTGAACGTGCCGCGCTCAAATCTGATGAGTTCAATGCCGCACGTAAAGTAATGGGAGAATAACCATGAATGAAGAGAAGGTTTTTGTTGATGGCATGATCATCAAGAACAAGTCAGAAGGTACGCCAGACTGGGTAAAAGAGAAAATTTCTCTCAAGCTCGATGAGTTTGGTGCATGGGTTGCCGCGCAAAAGAAGGCAGACCCAAGTCTTGAGTGGATTAACATCGACATCAAGCAGTCTCAGGGCGGCAAGTTATATGCGGAGCGTGATATGTGGAAGCCAACCGCGCCCAAGCCCGAAGCGCCAAAGCAGGAGTCAATTCCAAACGAAGACATCCCTTGGTAACTTTAACCCTATGTCGGCTTCATTAGCTCCGAGGCTGGCATCTTGCCCCGCTACTTCCCAGGGTGCGGGGCTTTTTTTAGGAGATTTAAATGAGCGATCAAACTGAATTCCTGTACTACCGTGACCTGTTTGACATCTTCAAGGTGTATCAGGTGCCAAAGCTAATCCGTATCTTAGATGAGCAAGGCATTAATTACTTCAAGTCGGCGGATGGAAAACCCTTTACGACAAGGGCCGCTATTAATGGTGCGCTAGAGAAGTCTGCTGGTTAGGCGGGGCACCCTGATGGATCTTGAAATAAGGTATGCAACTTTTAGTGACCTGTCTTACATTGACCATCTTCAAAAGAAAAACGCTGAAGAGTTAGCGTTTTATCCAAAAGCCGTATTTGAGAGAGAGCTTAACAACCAGCGAATACTGTTGGCGTTAGTGAATAATCAACACGCTGGTTATCTTTATCATGGCTCAATGGGTTTAGATAAAGTAAATAAAATACACCAAGCCTGTATTGAGTATGACTTGAGAGGTCAGTGGTATGGGGCTGGACTTGTGAGTCAGCTAGAGTCAATGAATAGACTGGTTGGTGCTGACGGCATAAGTCTTCGCTGTGGCTCAGATATTTCGGCAAATCAGTTTTGGGAGCGGATGGGTTTTAGTTGTATTGATATACGACCGGGAGGAGTCAGAAGAATGCGAGATATAAACGTCTGGTATAAGCCGGTAGGTGAAAGTCTTTTTGCTGTCGAGCATATCAACCCAAGCGTGAAGAAAAAAGACGCAAGCGTTTGGGCAAAGCGAAAAAACAAAAGTCAATCTAGTATGTTAAGAGGTAAGGCGTTGCTTGACTACCGGAATGCAATAGTGTCTGAACACAAGGAATAAGGTGCCGCGATTTCGTCTACCGGAACGCGGCCAACCGGCCAACAGGCAAAGAGGGCCTTAGACAGGGTCATCTTAGCAGTCACCGCTCTCTTTTATGTACTCTTTTTCGTACTTACAGTCTTCATACCCTTGCATATAGGCATCGTTAGAGCAAAGGTTAGACCGATTGCTCATGCAGTCAGCCCAACCATGCTTGTAATCACGCTCGATCATGTCGAGGTAATCGTTCATGTAAAACTCACAGGAGCCTAATTCCGGCTTCTGATCTACTTCATTGACTACCTTGATTTCTCTTAACATCTGAAGCGACTGCTCCAACGAATCCATCGGTAGCTCTTTTGGCAGTTTAATTTTCATAATGGTGCAACCTCTCGCATATTTCTTGATCGTTAATGATTTCGTAGCCGTTCCATGTGCAACTAACTGGCTCTATCCATGTGTGAGGCAATGTTGCCACGTTTCCATGAAACTCAGTCGTATCCCAATCTTGATGTGGGATCTCGTCGTGATCTATCTCGTCCACGTCAACGATCAATGACGCGATGCCGGTGTTGCGATCGTAGTCATCTATCTGTGCGCCCATGAATTCATCAGCGTCGTCATGTACAAGCGCCACGATATTGATTAGTGCCTTATCTCTGGGTAGGTTCATCGCCTTTCCTCCTTCTGATGTAATCAGTTACCACCTCATGGTGAGGGCCGGTCTTGTAGTTTGTCGCAATGTCCTCCGCAAACTGAACCAAGCCCTCCCATGTCGGTCTCTCATCAAAACCCCTACAGGTGTTAAAGTAAAGCTGAAGCAGGGTCTCAGGCCATAGCCGCTCCATCATTCCTCTCCGATCTCTTTCTTCAGCCAAGCAATGTTGCTTTTAAGTTCGATTTCACTGCGACTAATTTCATCGCTTTTACAAGGCACCCTTACCAGAAGACTTGCCGCCCGTTCGATTAACTCTATGGCCTCACGAACGTGCTGGTTAGTCACCGCCTCTCTGTGCCTGTAGATATCAGGGAAGATTTGACGTGCAAGCTCTTGGATACTGCTCGCTGTAGCTGATTCGTATCGAGAATCTGAGTGCAGATGGTCAATTAGCACCTCGATCTCGGCTTTGGTTAGCTCAGGGCACGCGGCAGATACATACTTAAAATCCCAACTCATGATAGGCCCCTTAAAACATGGCACTTAGTCATGTCGTAATCACGATAAAACTGCCACAACACCGACCGCAGACGCTCTATATCTTCAGCCGACGGCATATCTGCATCGCCCTCGTCGTATCTGGATAGCTCCCAGACATGACCCCAAAAAGCATCGAGCGTCTTAAACCTCTGCTTCATTAATTCGCTTTCGTAACCGTTCATATTTTCACCCTCTTTGTTATGTAACTTCTCTAAACTTTACAGTAGTTGTTAACTGTTTTCTAGCTTTTCCTGTTCGATTACCTTTGCGATCTCATCATCTGAGAGACCGATACCCGTAGCCGATTCAGTAAAGCCAGCTTCGTCCCACTGGTTGATTAAATGATGTTCGACTAGCGTTAACACGTACTCGCCGACATCGCCTCGTGCGTACCATTCGGGCTCTATCATTCGACCCTCCAAACCACGACACCCTCGGCGGTGGTCTGCTGGTTAATCTTATGGCCTAAAGATTTGCTGGCGGTACGTAAGCACCGCGCCGCATTACTGCCAGCCTTCTCGCCTTTTAGGAGTACGCCAGGGCCACCTACCTCCATACCCTGGGCAATCTCTTTCCAGCGCCCTAGCTTGCCGACTTTCTGCGTGGGCACCGGCACGCCCGTCTCTACTTCTACTGACATTGATTACACCTCCCATGATTGCTTTATATCTTCAAGTCTGTCATCCCATAGCCACACCTCGAGACTGCCGCCGTTCATATCGCACAGTACATGATCGCCATCTCGTAATGCTTCTTGGTATGTTTCGTATTCAGGCTCAGAGCTGAATATCCCGCCGCCATCGCGGTCGATTACGGTAAAGCCGAACAGCTCCGGCCTACATTCTTCGGCCAGTTTCTCCGCGTCATCTACGCATACGCCGCACATGAACCCGGTTCGCTCGCCATCGTCTGCCGGAATCCGGTTCACGTATAAACCGGAGCCCCACGCAACGCTTTCATCGCAGTAGATACACTGCTCCCCTACGTTAATCATGTTTAAAGCCCTCCATTGATAGCTTCGAGACTGACAAGCCCCAGCACTCCGCCACTGGTAAAGGCGAAGGCTGGAAGCCATTCAAAGTTAAGGGCCAACATAGCGCCGGTTAACAGTAGGGCCGCCGTGATAGCGGCCAGAATGATGTCTGTCTTGTTCATGCGGCATAGTCCTCAAATATCACGTCCACTTCTTTAAATGTTTCAGCTTTGCGCTGTAACCAATCGCGCACGTATGGCGTGTAGTAATCAGAATCACGATCCCAGAACCCCGTGCCGTGTCCGTTGCGCGAAAGCCAAAAGTCGTGTCCAGCTTGCTCAATGTTGTCATCACTCAGATAGCACTCAGCGTAAACAAAGAACGCTAGGCACTCGATAACTTGCTCTCGTTTGAATACCTCGCATAGTTCGCGCTCTTTCGAATCTTCCGTGAAGTCGAGGGCGTCAAAGTATGCGGATACAAAGATTTTCTCTTTTCTTGTCAGTTCAATGATCATGCGGCCTCCTGCTCATTGTGCTTATTGTTCAGCGTCAGCATGATGTGCTGATAGATGAGTTCATAAGCGATTAACGCCATCATCTGATTCGCGCTCTCGAACTCGACGCCGGAATTGAACGCGGCATCCTCCGCGCTATCGAACGATGAAAAATCGTGATGACGAATCATCGTCACTAGATCCCACGCCATGCCGTAATAGATGACGTACTGGCTACCGTCCGCGCACTCATGTGCGATGTCGGGCCAATCGTCTTGATCGTTTAAATCTGCCTTGTAATTAATCCAGATGTCATCGCAAATCGAGTCGATGTAGCTATCAAAGTCTTTTAAATTGTTCATTGTTGAATCTCTCTCTGTTGTTGGTTGATGGTGCAAAGCGCACCCGAAAAGCCACCCGAAGATGGCTAGACGGCTATGCTTTAAACATTTCCTCTCGCTTTGTGCTGGTAAATTCTCTGGCGATTTCTTTGCACTGCTCGACGGTCTGGATCGCTGGCGTAGTGGTTTTGACGTGCTCCCCGTTCATCTCTTGGATGACGCGAAGCGTTCCGGTTTTTAGTTCGCGGATGGTTTCGGCATACAACCGAATACCGCGCCAATGGGTAGCGCGACCGCACTCGACGATGTATTCAATGCCAGCGCGCGACGTGTAAACGTCGGTCATTTGACCGTCGATCATTGTTGAGTACGAATATTCGCTTTGTTGGTTTTCCATGTTGTTACCCTCTTTTAGTTGATGGGCGCGTTATGCGCCCGTGTTTGCCTTGACTGTATCGACCATCATGTAAACCAAACGATGGCGGATAGTTGAACAATGGCGGTAATCTTTGCTGAATCGGAATCCGGTTAGCTTCAAGACTGGAGCCAGTAAGCGAGCATTGATTGTGCGGATATGCTCAAGACCGATGGCATACAATGCGTTCTCGATCTTCTCCAGTGCGATGTGCAAGTTGCGTGCGTTCATTTGCTTAACCCTTGTTTGTTGTTGATGTATACACTTTACACCAATGAGGGATAGTTGCAAGGATAGATGGGGATAAATACAGGGATATATTAGATTATTTTAGTATATGCTTATGCTGTCCAGGTATATCGGGATTGGATTGGGTTGTGTCGTTGATGGCTTCAGTGTCGTTAGTGTCTTCAGTGGGTGCCACATCCGCTCACACTCTTTACCTTTTTATTCGCCTCGCCTTGCGATTTTTTGCCGAGCGCGTTGCGTTTGTGCGGAAATTTTGGGGCCGGGGGGGGGTGTTGTCGTTGCACATAGAATACTGTACCCACCCAGATACAAAAAAAGGTCATTTTGGACTTATTCCAACTCCTTGATAGACCTCATGTTTTTATAACCATTTTGCATATATCAACTATTAGAGTAGAGTGCCTATTGTGTAGTCCGTATTTTATAAGTAGGATAGGGAGGGCGGGTTGGTTAAGTACAACCCAATTTTTTTATGACAGACAAAAGAGTAGATGTACCTGAAGACGACAACTTGACTTACAAGCAACGTCGTAAAGCGCAGATAAAAGCAGAAAAGAAGCGCACACAGCCTAGCAAGAAAACGTTAGCGTCTAACTCTCCTGGTGGTAGAGGCAAAGTAGGCCGCCCTAAAGGTGATGCGGCCATTATCAACGAATACAAAGCACGAATGCTGTCGTCTCCTAAAAGCAAATTAGTTTTGGATACGATATTTGATGCCGCGTTAGACAATGATCACAAGAATCAGTCTGCCGCATGGAAGTTAGTCATGGATCGGATACTGCCTGTAGCGGCATTTGAAAAAGATGTGATACAAAACGGCGGTAAATCGGCTATACAAATCAATATTACAGGGGTTGGCACGGCAGACGTTAAAGAAATCAACCCTAACACTATCCAACCTAAAATCATTGATGGAGAAAGCGGTGAAGTTCTTTGACATAAGAGAGTTCGATTGTACGCATACCGGCAAGAACGAGATGGATGACGCATTTCTTGCCAAACTGGATCAGTTGCGTGAAGAATGCGGCTTTCCGTTCCGTATAACATCAGGCTACAGAGACGAAACTCATCCCAACGAAGTCGTAAAATCAACGCCTGGCACACACAATCGTGGCATTGCGGCTGACATTGCGGTAACTGATGGCAAACAACGGATGCAAATTGTTCATGAAGCTCTAAAACTTAATTTTGGGGGTATTGGGGTAGCAAAATCGTTCGTTCACGTAGATACTCGCGATACAACTCCCGTCATGTGGACGTATTCCTAATGCTGACTACTAAGCACCTAACCATTACAGACACCAACGAAACAACACTATTCACTGTACCAACAGGTTTTGTTGCAAATATTTTCTACATTTTTATTGCTAACCATGGCGGCAGTACAAATGGCGTAACACTAAAGTGGGAAAATTCTAGTGGTGTAGATCAGTTGTATTTTTTTGATGACGACAACGTATCTGGCGGTGCAAAAGAAACGCTCGGTGGCACATCAAATGTTCCGTTGTTTGTCATACAGGCTGGTGAGGTTGTTAAGTGCCAAACAGGCAGTGCAGGTGACGTAGAGTTTGCAGTAACACTCGATCTTGTAGAACGCTCCGCCGCCTTTAACAACTTTGACTAACAGATGACTGATCTGAATATTGAATTATTGCCTTGGCAACAACAGGTCTGGGCAGACGATACGCGCTTTAAAATTGTAGCGGCAGGAAGGCGTACCGGTAAATCTCGACTAGCCGCGTGGATGTTGATAGTAAATGCTCTGCAGGCCGATAGGGGACATGTATTCTATGTTGCACCTACCCAAGGACAAGCGCGGGACATCATGTGGCAAACCCTTTTGGAGCTTGGTCATCCTGTTATTGCTGGTAGTCACATCAATAATCTACAAATCAAACTCGTTAACGGAGCAACCATCAGCCTCAAAGGCGCAGACCGACCAGAAACCATGCGAGGTGTCTCGCTAAAGTTTTTGGTGCTAGATGAATACGCAGACATGAAGCCTGAAGTATTCGAGCAAATATTGAGACCTGCTCTTGCGGATCAAAAGGGCTGTGCAATGTTCATAGGGACACCTATGGGGCGCAACCATTTTTATGAACTATACAAATATGCGGAGTTAGATGATGACCCTACCTACAAGGCTTGGCACTTTACGTCTTATGACAACCCGCTTTTGGACAAAGATGAAATTGATATTGCTAAACGCTCTATGTCGTCTTATGCATTTCGCCAGGAATTTATGGCGTCCTTTGAAGCTCGTGGCTCTGAAATGTTTAAGGAGGATTGGATACAAGTCTCGCAGGAAAGCCCAGAGGCAGGTGATTATTACATTGCGATTGACCTTGCGGGCTTTCAGGAGGTCAATAAGAAACGTACGAAAAATACTAAACTTGATGAAACAGCGATTGCCGTTGTACTAGTCAATGAGCATGGCTGGTATGTAGAAAACATTATTCATGGCCGCTGGGATTTAAACGAAACCGCCATGAAGATATTTCAAGCCGTAAGAGATTATCGCCCCGTGTCTGTCGGCATAGAAAGAGGCATTGCCAAGCAGGCTGTCATGTCGCCTTTGCTTGATCTGCAAAAGAAGTACGGAACATTTTTCCGCGTCCAAGAGCTAACACACGGCAATAAAAACAAGACCGATCGGGTTATGTGGGCGCTTCAAGGCCGTTTTGAAAACGGATATGTCACTTTGAACAAGGGCGAATGGAATGCAAGATTCCTTGACCAACTGTTCCAATTCCCTGATCCTTTGACCCATGATGACTTAATAGACGCATTGGCTTACATTGACCAACTTGCAAATGTAGCCTATGACTATGAATATGAAATAGACGACCACGAAATCTTAGACGTAGTGGCGGGATACTGACATGGCAAAAAAAGAACAGCCAGAGTTTATTGATAGAATTTTAAATCCCAAAAAATATCCTTACATTACAAATAAGGATGGATCTATTTCTACACATGAAATGGCGGCAGAGGTAGATGAAGATGGAAACTGGTTTGTGTTTCCTACAATTCAGTATGATGGCAAAAGTTTGCGTCGTTTTAAATCTAACGAAGAAGCGATGGCAAACGCCTTTAAAACAAACAATTTTTTGGCTATGCCTTCTAAAAAAGAAGCTATTGATTATGCTAAAGGCGGCTACAAAAAAGGTACTGCCCTTGAAACTTTTAACCCCTTGGCTAGTAAAGCAAAGTCAGCAAAAACATTTATAGACGCTTTGGAGTAAAGTCATGACTGACTTATATGAACAAGATTCGTTAATTATTGAGCAATCTGTTGAAGATTGGGTCATGGTCAAATGCGAAAACTGGCGTGATTACTATGAGTCTAACTACGAGAGTCGCTTTGAAGAATACTATCGGCTTTGGCGTGGCATTTGGGATCCTGCTGATAGCGAGCGTAGGAGTGAGCGTAGCCGTATTATCTCTCCTGCTTTACAGCAAGCTGTTGAGTCCAATGTTGCCGAACTAGAAGAGGCAACTTTTGGTCGTGGTAAATGGTTTGATGTGTCGGACAACATGGGTGACACCCAGCGAGACGACGTTCTTTTTTTAAGAAACAAACTAACCGAAGACTTTGAAGACTGCATGATCCGCAAATCTGTTGCGGAATGTCTTATCAATGCCGCTGTATTTGGTACAGGCATTGGTGAAATCGTCATTGAAGAAATGAAAGAGATGGCCCCTGCCACTCAGCCATTAATGGACGGTGATCTTCAGGCGGTTGGTGTCAACATTACTGATAGAGTCAAAGTAAAGCTTCGACCTGTAATGCCTCAAAACTTTCTGATTGATCCTGTTGCAACTAGTGTCGATGAAGCATTGGGCGTTTGTATTGATGAGTTTGTTAGCCGTCATCAGGTAGAACTTTTGCAAGAGCAAGGTGTTTACCGCGATATCTACTTAGGATCTGCGGCACCTGACACTGACCTCGAGCCTGATCAAGACATCACTATCTACAACGATGACAAGATTAGACTTACTAAATACTACGGCCTCGTTCCGCGTGATCTTCTTAACGAAGCAATTGATGAAGAAGATGATGAAGAGACTACTCAGTACGTTGAAGCCGTTATTGTTATTGCAAACGGCGGTCAGTTACTAAAAGCAGAAAAGAATCCATACATGATGTCCGATAGACCCGTTATTGCATTCCCTTGGGATGTGGTGCCTGGTCGATTTTGGGGGAGAGGTGTTTGCGAAAAAGGCTACAACTCTCAAAAAGCACTCGATACCGAGCTACGCGCAAGGATTGATGCACTCAGCCTAACCATTCATCCCATGATGGCAATTGATGCAACTCGTTTACCGCGAGGCGCAAAGCCTGAAGTTAGACCGGGAAAGATGGTTTTAACTAATGGAGATCCTCGTGAAGTACTTCAACCGTTCAACTTTGGTCAAGTTAATCAAATCACCTTTGCACAAGCTGGTGCATTACAGCAAATGGTGCAACAAGCAACTGGTGCAGTTGACTCTGCCGGGATCGCTGGACAAGTTAACGGCGACGCAACGGCGGCTGGCATTAGCATGTCTCTTGGTGCTCTTATTAAGCGTCATAAGCGTACTCTTATAAACTTCCAGCAGTCTTTCTTAATCCCATTTGTTAAGAAAGCGGCTCACAGGTATATGCAGTTTGATCCTGAAAACTATCCTGTAGCTGATTACAAGTTTAATGCCAGCAGTACATTAGGCATTATTGCTCGTGAGTATGAAGTAACGCAGTTGGTACAGTTGTTGCAGACCATGGGTCAAGACTCGCCACTGTATGCAACCTTGATTCAATCAATTGTAGACAACATGAACCTTTCAAATCGGGAAGAGTTGTTGTCAGCAATGAACCAAGCAATGCAACCAAACCCACAAGCACAGCAATTAGCGCAAGTTGCACAACAAGCACAGCTTGCGTTCCAGCAATCTCAGACTGCGGCTCTATCTGCACAAGCACAGGAGTCACAGGCGAGAGCAACAAAACTGGCGGCAGAAGCACAGGCTGTTCCGGTAGAGTTGGAAATCGACCGTATCAATGCGGTTACACGCAATCTGAAAGAAGGCGATCAAGAAGACAAAGAGTTTGAGCGTCGAATGAAGATTGCTAACACTTTACTCAAGGAAAAAGAAATCCAAGGAAAAGAGAATGCTAACAGACAGAGAGTTGCAAATGATCTTCCAGAGGTTCAACGCCCAGCTGGAGCCGCTAGTGCGCCAATTGGAGGAGTTGAAATCCCAAGTGGAGGAGTTAACTAATGGCAAAGAAACACCCAAGCCTAGAACGCGCGGGCGTAAGCGGCTTCAGTCAGCCGAAGAGAACGCCCAACCATCCCACTAAGTCTCATGTTGTTGTTGTTAAGTGTGATGATGGGAAAGTAAAAACAATTCGTTTTGGTCAACAAGGCGCTAAAACTGCTGGCAAGCCAAAAGCTGGTGAGTCAGAAAAGATGAAAGCCAAACGCAAATCTTTTAAAGCTCGTCATGCAAAGAACATTGCAAAAGGTAAGTGTTCTGCCGCATATTGGGCTAACAAAGTTAAATGGTAAATCAACTAATCAGGAGATTTTGTTATGAAATATGCAGTTCCTTTAGTTTTTATTCTTAGTGGTTGTTCAACATTTAATGCGTCAGTTGATGGGGCGCAGGACATAGTAAATAAAACTGTTGAGGCAACAGGCGAGGGTGTAGCTGGCGTTACAAACGCAGTTGGTAAAGACGTATCAGATACAGTCACCTATGTAACTAACAGTGCCGCTGATGGCGTTCGTTCAGCGACTTCTTCAGATAGAGAGTCTAAAAATGAAAGTCCCAGCACCTAAAGGTTATCACTGGATGAAAAAGGGCAAAGAATACAAGCTCATGAAAGATCCTGCTGAAGGTTATAAACCTCATAAAGGCGCGTCTAAATCAGCTAATTTTGCAGTTCAGAAGGTTCACGGAGGCAAGAAATGAAAGATAAAGATCACACAGTTAGCTACACGCCTACTGAGTATTATTCTATGTGCGAGACTTCTAAGCGTCGTATTAAAGAAATGCAGGATCAGGGCTTTCCTACTAAGTACGATGCCAAAAAAAAGCCAGAAGACGTTGGCAAGATGGAATCTTTTACTGTAATGATGTTCGGCAAATAAACTAAGGAGATAGTTATGATGCGTCGTAGAACCACAGGGCGTAAATCTACAGCCCCAAGAAAAACAGGCGGAGTTAAGCCAATGCGATCTTCTGCAAACACTAGAAATGGCAGAACTCGCTCAAATACAGGCTCCGCAAATACTGCGCCATTCGGCCCAAAAAGCAGAACGCAAGAGCAAAGATCACAAAGGGGCGGTCGTAGTCGATCAGCTAGCCCTTCTACTCGCTCACGGCGGTCTTCTGCTCCGAAATCAATGATGCGTAGAAGTTCAGGACGAATGCGATAAATTAAGGAGATAGTAATGGGATACGGTAGCGGATACGGCGGCAAAAAGAAAAAAGTAAAAAAACCAAAAGGTAAGTAGCTATGGCTACTAGGTCTAAGGTTAATCAGGCTGGTAATTACACTAAGCCTACGATGCGAAAGAATCTTTTTAACAAGATCAAAGCAGGCGGCAAAGGTGGTAAGCCTGGTCAGTGGTCTGCTCGCAAAGCGCAAATGTTAGCCAAGCAGTACAAGGCTAAAGGCGGAGGCTATAAGTAATGGCCTTAAAAAAGTCTCAAAGAAGCTTAAAGAACTGGACTAAGCAGAATTGGCGCACCAAATCAGGTAAGCCATCAACACAAGGGCCAAAAGCAACAGGCGAACGGTATTTGCCTGCAAAAGCAATTAAGTCGCTATCGGCTAAAGAGTATGCGGCAACAACGCGCAAGAAGCGTAAGGATACTGCGGCGGGCAAACAACACTCGTCTCAGCCAAAGCGGATTGCAAAAAAAACAGCCAGATCACGAAGGGCATGACATTTTCTGTAAAAACGTGATAAAAGGCACTTAACAAAAGAGAGAGAAATATGACACCTGAACTTGAAAGGTATTTTGACAATTACAACACGCTCTTTAACCATGAAGGTTTTAAGCAGTTGATAGAAGAGTTAACTAACAATGCAGAGCAGTTGGTAAACATTCAAAGCATCAAAGATCAGGATGAATTGTTTTATCGCAAAGGTCAGGTTGCCGCTTTAGCTACAGTAATCAACTTAGAAGCAACGATTACTGCGGCGCGAGATCAGGCCGAAGCGGAAGCTCAGGAAGAGCTTAATGTATAAAATATATGATTTCCGCTGTGAGTGCGGTCGTGTATTTGAAGGAATGGTACGCAGTGGAGTTACAACCAGTAGGTGCGGTTGTGGCTTGACTGCTACTAAAATGCTGTCAGCGCCTAAGTGCGTACTCGATGGTCATAGTGGGGACTTTCCAGGTCGCCATATGAAATGGGTGCGAGAACACGAAGAAGCTGGCAGGAAACGTAAATCTCCATAATGACTTAGATCACGGAGTTTAATATGTCTAGAGCAACGATGATTGACTCGCACCTTGAAGAGGAGAATGCGGGCAACATTGAAAACGAAGCGAATGAGATTCAGGAGCCTGAAGCGGCTATTGAGCAACCTCAAGACGCGGTAGAAGAGGACACTGATAGCGATATTCCAGAGAGATACCGTGGTAAATCTCTGAAAGAAGTTGTTCAGATGCACCAAGAAGTTGAAAAGGTGATGAGTCGTCATTCTGCTGAGGTCGGTGAGCTTCGTCAGGTGGTTGACCAATACATTAGTAATCAGTCTCCACCGCAAGCACCTCAACAAGATGTTGAGCCTGAAAGTGATATTGACTATTTTACAGACCCGCAAGGTGCTGTTAATAGAGCGATTGAGAACCACCCTAAAATTAGAGAGGCGGCAAAATATACTGAGGACTACAGGAAGCAAGCGGCGTTAGCGGCTTTGGGCAATAAACACCCAGATATGCAAACAATTCTTCAAGATCCTAAGTTCGCAGATTGGATTAAAGCCTCAAAGATTAGGACTCAATTATTTGTACAAGCTGACCAACAGTATAATGCTGATGCGGCTGATGAACTGTTTTCGCTCTGGAAAGATCGTAAGACAGTTGCTCAGCAAACTGCCAGAGTTGAAAAACAGGCACGCAAACAGCAACTGAAGGCGGCTAATACAGGTAAAGCTCAAGGCAGTGCTGAAACGGCAAGTAAAAAAGTATATCGCAGGGCCGACATTATTAAACTAATGAACAGCGACCCCGCGCGTTATCAAGCCCTGTCAGGTGAAATCCTTCAGGCATACGCAGAGGGTCGAGTCAAATAATCTTATAGGAGATTGACATGGCTACTGCAACTTATCCTGGCGCGGCGGGTATTACCGCGAAAACGGAAGCGGATACTTTTATCCCAGAAATCTGGTCGGATGAAATTATTGCGGCTTACCAAAAGAACCTGAAGATGGCTCCGCTTGTTAAAAAGCTTGCTATGTCAGGGAAGAAAGGCGACAAGCTTCACATTCCAAAGCCCGTCCGTGGTGATGCGAATGCGAAAGCGGCTGACACTGCGGTTACTATCATCGCAAACACCGAAGGCGAATTGACTATTGATATTAATCGTCACTTCGAATACTCACGTCTGATTGAAGACATCGTAGAAGTGCAGGCTCTCTCAAGCCTCCGTCAGTTCTACACTGAAGATGCAGGTTATGCTCTCGCTGTTAATATCGACAATGATCTTCATGCGGCGGCTACTGGTTTCGGCGACGGAACTTTAAACCTCTCTCCAGCAGTTACTGGTGCAGACTATGAGAACAGCGGTTGTTTCTTCAACGATGCTGGCTCAACTATCACTCAGTACACTGATGATACTGTTGTAGCGGCTGACGTTTTCAATGACGCATTCTTCCGTGGCATGATCCAGAAGCTAGATGACAACAACGTACCTATGGACGGACGACATTTCGTCATTCCTCCTTCAGTACGTAACACTATTATGGGCATCGACCGTTACGTGTCTTCGGACTTCGTAGCAGGCCAGGCAACTAACAGTGGCCTTATCGGTAGCCTTTACGGTGTAGACGTTTACGTCTCAGCTAACTGCCGTACTATCGAAAATGCGGCAAGCAACAGTGCATTTACTGGTGATGTACGTGCGGCGCTTCTCTTCCATAGTGATGCAATCGTTATGGCAGAACAGCAGTCAGTACGTTCGCAGACTCAGTACAAGCAGGAATACCTCTCAACTCTGTACACGGCGGATTGCTTGTACGGCGTTCAGGTATACCGTCCTGAAGCTGGTTTCGTACTCGCTATTCCAGAAGCCTAATATAGGCAAATGCAGGGGGCGCAAGCCCCCTTTCTTCTACTTTCTGCAATAGGATTTTCTGATGTCTAACTACACTAAGACAACCGACTTTCAGGCAAAGGACTCTCTGCCATCTGGGGATTCGGCCAAAGTAATTCGTGGCTCTGAATTTGAAACTGAGTTCGATGCAATTTCTACTGCTATTGCAACTAAATCAGATATAGCTGGCCCTACGTTTACAGGGACGCTTACATTTGAAACGATTTCTGACGGCACTATTAACGTTACTGCTTTTGTCGATGAAGACAACATGGCATCTAACAGTGCAACACTTATTCCAACACAGCAGTCTGTTAAAGCTTATGTAGATGCTCAGGTTGCTACAGCAGATGCACTATCTGAAGTTCTTGGGAATGGCAACACCACCGGCGGTACAGACATTGCTGTAGGTACAGGCGATGACATTACCTTTGCTGATAGCTCAAAGGCTATCTTCGGTGCTGGTTCTGACCTACAGATTTATCATGATGCGTCAGATTCAATTATTAATGACAATGGTACGGGTTCTTTAAAATTACAAACTGGGGCTAGCACAAAGCTAGAAGTAACCTCCACAGGCATCGACGTAACGGGCACAGCCACAATGGATGGGCTTACTGTTACATCTGGCTCTTCCTCAGATAACATAATGCAAGTGTTCGGCGGTGGTACTATATATGCAGGATTAGGAGTTGATGGTACTGGTGCTATATTAACAGCAGGAAGTTCAGGTAGTGCTGATTCAGACTTAATAATTAAAACATCTTCTAGCGGGACTGAAAAACAAAGAGCCAGATTTCAAGACAACGGCGACATTAGCTTCTACGAAGACACTGGCACGACTGCGAAGTTGTTCTGGGATGCGTCTGCGGAGTCTTTGGGGATTGGTACTAGCAGTCCAACGCATAATTTACATATTGAAGATTCTTCAACTACGCAGATAAAAGTTAAAAATACGACTAATAATGCAGAAGTAAGACTAGGTTCGTCTTCAACAGGCGGTGATGGCTTTGTAGGAACTGCGTCAAACGACGACTTATCCATTATTACAAATAACTCTACTCGCATGACTATTGATACCAGCGGCAACGTCGGTATTGGTGCGAGCAGTCCAGCTCATGAGCTTGATGTAAACGGTACGGTAAATGCAGAGCGTTTAATTCTTGATTCAGAAACAATCACTTCTAGCTCCAATGCCGCAACTATTGATTTAAGCACTGGCGACAACTTTGTACACGACCTAACAGAAAACGTTACCTATACCTTTAGCAATCCCGGTGCGTCAGGCAAGGTGTCTGCGTTTAGCCTGAAAGTTATTCAAGGCTCTACTGCTCGAACTATTACATGGCCCTCAAGTGTTGATTGGGCGGCAGGTACAGCACCAACTTTAAGCACTGCAAACGATGCTGTTGACGTGTTTGTGTTTTTTACACATGACGGCGGTACAACGTACTACGGATTTACTGCTGGACAGGCGATGGCGTAATGAGCAATGCAAAGAAACTAATGCAAGCGGCCTCTGGCGTTAGCACTGGCGGGGCTCAGGCTATTGATACTATTTTTGTTGGGGCATTTGATGTGTTCACAACAATTGATGTTACTGATGCGTCAAATATGGCAGTGTTAGACACGGTCACCGGCCCTGCTGGCACTATTAATTTAACAACTGGCCGAAACACGGCAGGGCCAGCTAATGGTCATGCATTCATAGTTGGCGGAAGCGATGACACGTTTGTATCGGTTGATGTTTCAGATACTTCAAATTTGTCTATTTCAGAAACATTTACTGACGCAACAGACTTGGATGGGGCAAAAGCATGCGCTGTTGATGATGCGCTTGACTTGGCATTTATTGCAAGTTCGTCAGATTCAAAACTTTTAACTATAGACATATCTGATCCTGCTAATATGTCAAAAACAAGCGTATTGTCATCAATAATTCATGATGAAAATTGCTGTATTGACACAGAAAGAAGTTATCTTTTTGGTGCCTCAATTGGCGGTTTACGATCGCTTAGTTACAACTCTTCAGGTGTTTTAACTTCACAAGATACTATAACTTTGGCTTCGTCGGGTGGACGAGGGCTTGATATAAACACGTCTACGCAACACGTTTACGCAACAGGCTGGAGTTCTGACACAATACAGTCTATTGACTATAGCGATGTTACAAATTTATCTATTGCAGATACTTTAACTGATGCCACCAATTTAACAGAGCCTTCCGCAGTAGCAGTAGACGCCACAAATGATAAGGCAGTTGTCGTTTGTACAGACACTGGAGCTTTAGTGGTAATAGATATAAGTGATCCAACGAACTTATCAGTAAACGGCAGGCTTGCTACTTCTGTTCTTACGGGCAACCCTTATGGTGGAATTATTTGCGACGAAGTAAATGAAATAGCTTACGTGACAATTTATAACAACAATATTCATTCTTTTGATTATTCTGGTTCTGGCGCTCCAACACTTTTAGATTCTCTTGGTTTAACTGGTTTAACCGATTACGCCACTTCAATTATTGCTGTTTAAGGAAATATTATGTACGTAAAAATTGTAAATAACGCGGTCGATACTTTTCCGTACTCTATGCAACAGTTGCGAAGCGACAATGCAAATACATCGTTTCCTGCAACTATGACAGATGCAATGATGGCGGATTGGGGTATGTACCCTGTAACCGTTGCTACAGCGCCGTCAGTGGCCCACAACGAGATTGCCGAACATAACTCTGCCCCTACCCTTGTCAGCAACGTATGGACGCTAGGATGGACTAAACGGTCTTTAACAAGCGCCGAAACTGACGTAAAGGCTGAATCAGTCCGATCAAAACGCAATCAACTGCTTGTAGAGTCTGACTGGACGCAGATGGCTGACTCGCCTTTGACTGATGCAAAGAAAACAGAGTGGGCAACATATCGAACGTCACTGCGAGACATTCCTGATCAAACTGATTTTCCAACAAACGTAACGTGGCCTACTAAGCCCTAGGAGATAACTAATGGCTACATGGACTATAGCTAACCTTGAGCGTAACGTGTCAAACGGCGGTGTAACCGTTGCACACTGGCGTGTTACTGAATCTGAAACTGTTGGCACTGGCGACGACGCTGTGACCTACACTGCCTCTGCATACGGCACGTGTGGTTTTACACCTGACGCTTCTGCTAGTGACTTTGTTGCGTACAACGACCTAACAGAATCTACCGTATTGGGCTGGGTACATGCAGAGATAGATCAAAGTGCTACTGAAGCGGCATTAACAGCAAACATTGCAGAGCAAAAAACACCAACCTCTGCTGATGGTATGCCTTGGTAAAAACTCTTGTTTTGGTTTTGGTGTTAGAAGGAGGCACTTCAGCATACATAGGCAAACGAGTCGTTTACCACACAGTATGTGAATACAAAGAACTCTACACAGAATCAGATAAGCGGTATCGGTGGTATGTCCCAGGAATTTATGACTGCCCACCGTATGTGAGATTTAAAGATGATTGATCCGGTAACTGCCATCGCTGGAGCAACTAAAGCCTTTACGATGGTTAAGGCAATGGTAGAAGCTGGAAAGTCTGCTGAAGATACAATGATGCAGATAGGTAGGTGGTACGGTCACGCTTCGGACGTGATGTACGCTGAAAAGAAAGCTAGAAATGTAAATCCTTTTAAGCGGGTTGTTTTTAGTAGCAGTGTACAGCAAGAAGCGATGCAGGCATTTGCCGCAAAAAAGAAAATGGAGGCTCAGCAAAAAGAGCTTCTTAGCATTATAGGAATGGTCTACGGAAAAGAAGGATTGCAAGAGTTCCGTGACATGAGAAAGCAGATTGCAAAAGAGCGAGCAGATACGATCTATCGCCAGCAAGAAGCAAAAGAGCAAATGCTTGCAGGGCTTTTGATTTTATTAGCAATTGCAATAGTAGTAGGTACAGCAATATTTATAGCGAGCGGTTAAATGACACCAGCAGAAGAGGCTTTGAAACAGATCGAGATTCATCAAGCAGAATGCGAGATCCTTCGTAAGTCTATTGACGATCGGTTAGACCGCATTGAAAAAAGACTAGACGATGGCGGCTTACAGTTTAAAAGACTTGAGCGAATGATTTTTGCTAATAGCTTACTAATTGTGGGTGTTCTTAAGGGTGTAGAGTATTTTGCATGACAACTTTTGATGATACAGACACCAACAAAAATGGCGTTATTGAGCGCGAGGAGTGGCGTCAGCTAGAACTCGAAGACAAGCGCCGCAAGATGGACGATGAGGATGCCAAGCGTGACAGCCAGCGCAAAATGGTTTGGTTTGCTTTGTCAGGCATGGTGATGTATCCGGTTGCTGTTGTTACTTGCTCGATCGCTGGGTTTGATACTGCGGCTCAACTACTGCACGACATTGCGAATATTTACTTGGTTTCTGTGTCGGCACTTGTTGGTGCTTACTTTGGCTTTAATGCATACGAGGCACGCAAATGATTGAACAGCTAATTGCTCCAGTCACTGGCCTTTTAGATAAGTTCGTGGAAGACAAGGATCAAAAGGCTCGTCTCGCTCACGAGATATCAACTATGGCGGAGCGTCATGCTCAGGAGTTAGCCAGGGCGCAGTTAGAAGTAAACAAGGTAGAAGCGGCGCATAAGTCGCTTTTTGTTTCAGGGTGGAGACCTGCCGTTGGTTGGTGCTGTGTTTTGGGGATGTTCGGCAACTTCATTTTGATACCCCTAACTAACTTTGTTTTGGCTTTACTAGCGATGGATATAACTATACCGCTGATTGACTTAGAGACTATGATGCCTGTATTGATGGGAATGCTTGGGCTTGGAGCAATGCGCTCGTACGAAAAAACCAAAGGCGTGTCGAGGGAAAAGTAAATGGTTAGTTCAGACATTGGCATTAATATAGATCTTGATATTCCTGACATTCCTTCTGACATCGTTGAAACCGTATCTGAAGAAATGTTTGGTCAATATGGTGATCGTTTGTTTCCTTACGTGTATACGGCGCGTAATGACGATTTGCAAACCGGGCAAAGCAGAGGGCCGCTAGACGGCCTTTCTGTTGAAATGCTTACCGCACAAGATTTAGCAAGTCGTTTTGCACAAGACCCTTACGCTCAAGAAGCTTTTGGAACTTTTGATAATTACATAGGTTATCTAGATAGTCTTTTAGATCTTGCAGAAGAAAATCCTGATATTGCGTGGTGGGAAGATAAAGGGTTTAGAAATTTAACTGGATCAAATCAACAAGTTGCTGAGTTTTACGGGCTTGAAGATGAAGATGCTCGAATGGGCAGTGGCGCAAGAATTGATGCTGAAACTGAAAATATACAGGCGGCTGAAGAGGCGTATCAGGCGATGTTGGCTTTGCCTGAATATCAACAATTGCTTCGAACTCACAATGTTAATACGCAGTTTAATTTAAGCGGAAGCGATGTTTACCTTTTTAATGGATTGACTGCTACTGAAATTCACGAAGGCACTGACACGGTTGGCTCTGCGTTCGAACAAGCCATGAATGTCGCTAATCAGCTTTTTCTTGCATATGCAACGGGTCAAGCTGTAGGTGCTGTTACTGGCGGGGTTGGTGCTGTAGGCGGTTCAGAAACTATAGGCGCGGCTTTAGATACGGCTCTTTCAAATGCTGTATATCAAGGTATAACAACTGGAGAAATAGATCTAGAGCAAGTTCTTACATCTGCGGCAGTAGGTGGAGCGACTAATGCGTTAGCTGACTTTGTTGCGAGTTATGTACCAGAAGATTTAGCAGAGGCATTTTCTACAGGAAACGAAGCCGCTAACAACATAATAAATAGCATGATGCGCGATGCTCTTAAGCAAGGCATAACCGAAGGAAGTATTGATATTAATCAAGTTATTACTTCTGGCTTAATTACTAGCGCTCAAGAATTTATTGAATGGTTTGAACAAGACGCACAAAACGCTCAAGCGCAAGAAGCATGGAACGAAGCAAAAGCAAGAGAAATTGAAAATTTAACTATGGAGACAGTAGAGTCTCAGCTTGGGCAGTCTTTAAATGCGGCTCTTGCCCAGCAAGAAGCAAGCTCTATGAGCAGTTCGCTTCAGGCATTGCAGGGATCTTTGCAGTCTATTTATGAGCAAGCTTATGAAACGGAATTTTCTCCTGTTCCTCCCGGCGAAAGCACTGTTGACGCCGCAGGATCTGAGTTCGCAGATACCACTGCTGACCTAACAGAAGATACAGTAGGGCAAGAATTGACGCCTGTATCATCTACATTAGAAGCAAGCGAAGATTTTAGAGACAGTGCGGCTTATCTTGAAACTGATTTAGGCACAAGAGAAATTGATGGAATTACTTATGAAAGAGTAGAGCCTACTCCAGATAATCCTCAAGGACTTGGAAGAGTTATCAGTATTGCAGATGACGCCAATATAGAAGATGTTTTTGACGCATTAGTTTTGCCAGAAAATCAATATGCTAGCGTTGTAAGTGCCGATGCTTATGGTGTTAGCGATCCTAAGTTAATTAACTGGTTGTGGGATCAAGCTGGTCAAGAGGCATCTCTTGCAGGCGGGGAGTTTTCAGGGGCATCTCAAAGAGAGATATTTGAAGGCTACTTTATAGATGCTGGCTTAAAGCTCACTGCCATTGGAAATACGTTTGTTATTCTTGACGGTCAAACACCAGGAGTAAGCGATTTTCTTGATAATCAGCAATTCGAAACGGCAGGCACAAGAGTAACAAATATAGATTTTGCTGATACTGAAAGTAATTTAGCAGAAGAGCTTCAGCAGGCTGGTATGAGTGAGCAGGAGTCTGAAGCATTTTTAAGTGAGTTGCGTGAATCAAGTATGCAGGCAGAAGCGCCTGATACTGTTCTTGAGTCAGAAATAGATGTTCCTGATTTTGATGTAGACGAAGAACCTATAGAAGATCCTTTGGTGGAAGAACCGCCAGAACCACCAGAGCCTACGGAGCCTCCAGAGCCAACAGACAGACAAACCGATCAAGAGTCAGCCGCTGGGGCAGAAAGTGCCGCAGGTGCCGCTGGCGATGCTTCTACTGGTGCTGATCCAGCAGGCGGTGGTGGCGGCGCAGATGCTAGCGCAGATGCTAGCGCAGAATCTTCACAGGCGGCTACAGCTACTTCTAGTATTGTTGAAAGTTTGTTTGGCGATTACCTAGACAATGCGGCACAAGAAGCGGCGGCAGATGCGTATAGGTCGGCAGATCAAATAGCACAGGTAGTTAATCAGGCCGCACAACAAACGGTTGTTCAAGGTGGTGAAGTTACTAGGGCAGAGATTGAAGCCGCTGTAAGGGAGTTAGCAAGTCAAACGGGTGTACAGCTAACAGACCAACAAGTTGAAGCAATTACTAATTCTGCTACGTCAAACTTAGAAACGGCATTAGGAGAAGGCGATCCAGACATCCCTGTTAGCGAATTACCTGAAGAGCCTACAGTTTCAGAGCAAGACGTAGATCCAAATCAAGAGCAAGTATCAGATCCAGATCGTCAAGAACCGCAAATGTCGGTTGGCTTGCCTGGTGTTCCCGTAGAGCCTGATGATTCCACTGATCAACAATCTACTGGTGCTACAGATCCTTTAGATCCTGTAGACCCTGATGATGCAACAGATGTTACTGAAGGGCTCGATACTGACCAAGATCCTCTGGATGATTTAGATTCCGATGAAGACATTCCAGTTGAAGGCGCCCTAGAAGGAGATGAAGCAGGGGCGCCAGCAGGACAAGAAGGTGGTGCGGATGACGGTAGCGCAACAGGAGCGCCAGAAGGGGCAGAAACTGGCGGACAAACAGGAGATCCTGAAGGAACGCAAGTTGGCACTCAAACAGGCGCTGACGCAACTTCACCTACAGGTTCTGAGACTAGAACTGAGACTGGAACTGACGGCACTGGTGACTCGGCAGAAAGCGATTCTAATACTGGAGGAATGCTAACTGGAGAAACTACAGATCCTATTACTGGCCAAGATGAAGATTTTGATCCTGGCGCAGGCGAGCCAGAAATTCCCTTAGAAGATGCCTCTGAAGACTTTGGCGATCCCATAGAAGATGCTTTATCAGGTACAGGCGCTAGCACAGGCACTGGTGGCGGAGAAGGCACAGGCGTTGGATCGGGCATTGGAGAAGGTCAAGGGACTGGAACGGGCGCAGGCGAAGGCTCTGGTGTTGGTGATGGCATAGGCGCTGGAACTGGTACAGGTGTAGGCGAATCTGATGGAGTAGGCTTTGGCGGTCAAGAGGGCGCTGGAACTGGAGATGCAGATGGCACAGGCACAGGTGTTAGAGAGCAAGGTACTGGCACCGGAATGGGCGGTCAGGGCACTGGTCGAGGTAGTGGCTTAGAAGGTTTAGGTCTGGGCGGTTTAATGCTTGGGATGCTAGGCGGACAACAGCCCGCACCAAGAGCGCCCGTTAACTTTGATGAATTTTATAGAGAGTTAAGTCAATTCGATCCTATGCGGCCAAATGTAGGAGAATATAAGCCTGATATAGACCCAGTATTAGCACTTAACCAAAGGCTAGGAATGTTAACAGGAAGAATCGTATGACTTTTTTAAACCTAATGAACAACGTATTGCGCCGTCTTCGTGAGGAAGAGGTCTCGTCTGTTACTGAGTCTACCTTTGCAAAAATGACAGGCGACTTTATTAATGACGCCAAGCATATAGTAGAAGAGTCAAACGACTGGTCTGCACTCAGAAGCACAATCTCGATCTCGACAACAGCTTCGGACAACACCTATTCACTAACTGGCGTTGGCAATAACGTAAAGGTCATGTCAGTAATCAACGATACTCAAAACTGCTTTATGGAGTATCAGAGCAAAGACTGGTTTAACGATGCGCTTTACATTTCTAGCGCAGTAGAGGGTGCGCCTAAGTACTTTACGTACAATGGCGTTGATGCAAGCGGAGATACTCAGGTTCTTGTCGGGCCAACACCCGATGGCGTTTATAACCTGCGGTTTGATGTTATTAAGCGACAGGCAACCTTGTCATCTAATAGCGATTCTTTGTTAGTTCCTTCTCAGCCAGTTATTCACTTAGCAGTTGCACTGCTTGCTCGCGAAAGAGGCGAGACAGGCGGCACATCAGCACCAGAATATTTTGGTATTGCAGATAAGTTTTTATCTGATGCAATAGCAATTGATGCGGCCAAGCATCCAGAAGAGATGATATTTAGGACGATTTAATATGGCGCAACAACTACAGAGCATCAATCTTGTCGCACCAGCGTTCAAAGGTGTAAACACCGAAGATTCGCCGTTAGCACAAGACCCATCATTTGCAGAGGTTGCAGACAACGCTGTTATTGATAAGCGTGGTCGTATTGCATCTCGCAAGGGTCATAGTGTTCTTACGACAAACAAGACCGCTCTTGGTAGTGCAAAGATTCGCGCCATTAAAGAATTTAGAGATGATGGCGGTAACAATAAGATATTTTCTATAGGCAACAACAAGATCCTTAGCGGGACTACAACGCTAGCAGACGAAACTCCTGGCAGTTACAGCATTACCGCTGATGACTGGAAGATGGTGACGTTTAACGACAAGATATATTTCTTTCAGCGAGGATTTCAGCCGCTTGTCTATGACAACTCAGGAGGCTCTGTTGTTACGCTTAGTAGCGTTTCTGGCGCCGCTGGTGTAACCAGTGCGATGTATGGAAACGAAGTCCTAGCCGCTTATGGTCGTCTGTGGACTGCTGACTTTAGCTCTAACAAATCTACTGTTTACTGGTCTGATTTGTTAATAGGACATGACTGGTCTGGTGGTACTAGCGGTAACATTGATATCTCAAAGGTATGGCCTGATGGCTATGATGAGATTGTTGCTCTAGCCGCACACAATGGCCTGCTAATTATCTTTGGCAAGCACAGCATTGTTGTTTATGAGGGCGCAGAGTCTCCAGCGTCAATGACTCTAGCGGATACGGTTGCAGGTGTTGGTTGCGTTAATAGAGATACGGTTCAGTACACTGGCGCAGATGTGTTGTTTTTATCTCATACCGGACTTCGTAGCTTTGGTAGAACAATACAAGAAAAGTCTATGCCAATTAGTAGTCTTTCGGGGAACATTACTAAAGACATTATTAGCGCAATACAACAAGAGACAGAGTTCTTCCGATCAGTGTACAGCCCAGAAGAAGGGTTTTATTTACTTCTGTTTTCTTCCCAAAATCTAATCTTCTGCTTTGATGTTAGAAGCACTTTAGAGAATGGCTCGTACCGAGTTACTCGATGGATCGACACAGACTTTACGGCCTTTGAGCGTTTACAAAATGGCACGCTTTACGTTGGAACAGATAACGGAATAAGCGAACACAAAAACTATACAGACAATGGAAGCACCTACCGATTTAAATACTTTAGTCCGAGCTTGACGTTTGGCGATGCTTCTCGAATGAAGATCGTTAAAAAACTAAAGCCAACATTAGTGGGCGCAGATCAAGCGACAATCTTTTTGAAGTGGGGATATAACTTTTCATCGGATTACACAACGGTGGAATACACAACGTCTTCTCCAGAAGTTTCTTTTTATGGTGTATCTGAGTTTGGTATAGGAAAGTTTACGGCGGGTGTTGCGGCAAACCAAAAGGTTGTCAATGCAACAGGCAATGGAACTACGGTAGTAGTGGGATTGGAAGCAGACATCAATGGATCTGCTCTTTCATTACAAGAAATTAATGTATTGGCTTTGATCGGAAAGCTACTCTAGCTAGGAGAACACAATGGTCGCACCACTTGTTCAAACCGGACAAAATAACGACCCAGGCATATTTGATGGGTTTACTGAATTTTTTAGAGATGTTGGCAGTAGTCTTGGCACCCTTGGTACCGCGATAAAACCTGCCTTGCCTGCAATAGCAGGATCTCTATTAAGCAAAGAGGCTTATGATCGCTTAAGCGATATTGGAACTCAGTCTATTTTGGGTACTACGGTTGGCGGTCAGCGTATTCCAGGTGCTTTAGAGTTAGCTGAGCGAGCGCAAGCAGAGTCTAGGTTCCAGCCGTTTACAGTTACTACGCCAACAGGCGCTATGTTTACTGCAAGGGCAGGTCAGCCTGGGTCTATGTTACCTCCAGTAACAACAAGCCCTTCGGCTCCTCCATCTATGGGCTTACCTCCCGGAATGAATGTACCCGGTGGCACTCCTGGCTTTGACTTTACTAGAGGTCAGATGCCTCTTATGTATGAAGATGGAGGCCCAACACGAAGTCAACTAAATGCCCTCAAAAAAATGGCAGGTCAAGACGCAGTTATTGGCGGGACTCCCGGCTTTGATTTTGGCGATCAAGCGATGGGTATTGTGGCGGGCGGCCCTGATCCAACTGCACCACCACCTGCTGGGTTAGAAGAGGCTATAAGAAGATCACAAGAGCAGTCTGACAATATGATGCCTGCCACCCCTGCTGGGTCAGGTGTAAACGTTAGCATGGATCTTTCTCCTCGAGAGCAGGAGCTTTCTCGCGGATTGTTTGGTGGAGCAGGCGATTTCTTTAGCAGAGCCTTAACACCAACAGAACAGCGTGAAGCGCAGATATTTGAGCGCATGAGGGCTGTACAGCGCCCTGAGGAAGAGCGTCAGCGCCTTGCTCTAGAAGAAAGGTTGGCGGCCCAAGGTCGTCTAGGAACGTCTTCAGCGGCTTATGGTGGTGGCACGCCAGAGCTTTTGGCCATGTCTAGAGCGCAAGAGGAAGCGCGCAATACAGCCATGCTTAACGCCATGCAACAGGCGCAAGTAGAGCAGGCGCAACAAGCATCACTAGGCGGACAGTTATTAGGTGCCTCTTACTTGCCACAGGCCGAAATGGTTTCTGCATTGACGCCCGCATTGCGGCAACAAGAGCTTGCTCAAGCGGCACAACAATTTGGCACAGGGCTATTTGGAGAAACTGCAATGTCTGGTCTGGAGGCTCGATTGCTTGCTGAGCAGGCTCGTGCAAATCTATTGGGCGGCATTGGATCAAGCATATTGCAAGGTCAATTTACGCCGCAATATGATAGTTCCGGTAACGTGTTGTTTGAAGGTTTAGATCTTGGAGATATTGCTGGCAACATTGGGTCGGGACTTACTGGTTTATTCAACAGCATATTCCGCAGATAATTTAATTGGAGATTAGCAATGGCTAAGTTTTCTCAGCAGTTTTTACGAAGTCTTACTCAACCTACTCAGTTTGAGGAGGGGTTGTTTAGTGCCGCTCAAAGCATTGGCATGAGGCCGGGAGTTAAGGCATTAAGACAAGCGCAAGAAGATAAAAAAAGAAAAGATGAAGATCTTGCTCGCGAACAAAGAGAGTTTTTAGCGGGCGCTGTTACTTCGGGTTTTTCTGGAGGTGTCACTCCTGAGTCCTTTAAAACATTGCTGGAAGGTTCGCCAGATTTAAAAATAAGTCCTTTAGAGGTTGCTCGGGCGGTGTCGCTCGGCTCTGAAATGGCACCCAAAAAAGTAACAAGGCTAGAATTTTTTAGACAAAATCCAGCAGATTTAGCCAATCTTTATAAAAACTTTACATCCGAATCAATAAATAGCTTTATCGATGAGACAGGCCCGCTTCAGCCGATACCCGAAAAAGAGGATGCGAAAAAACTTTCTGCCCATGGCCAAAGGCTAATCGATCAGGGAATGACTGAGGGTTCGCCTGAATTTAAAAAAGCAATGAAAGATTACAACGAATCTCTTGTGAGCGGCAAAGCAAAAGGAATGGCTTACAAAGGCCCGCTTGAGCAAACTCAATTTTTAACAGAAGAATTCCGAAAGCACCCTTTTTATCAATCAATCGTTGATCAGCTATCCAAAGTAAATCTAGCAAACAGCCTTGTTGCTGGAGTTAATGCGGGGAACTCTGAACAAATTAGATTGATGGAAAGGACAATATCAGAGCTTCATAACTCGGATAGCCGAGCCGCCTCTGAAATTGACAGGCTACTTCAGGGTAGAGGTATAAAAACAGACTTTGCTAACTGGGTTTCAACTGCCGTATCAGGTGATGTTACTCAAGAAACAAAAGATGCTTTACAAGAAATATTGAGAACTTCAAAGGTTAGGATTAAAGCTATGCAGTCTGCCGCCGTTCAATCAATATCAGATTCTTATTCAGACTATGTTGAGGAAAATGTGGCAAAAACTTGGGTAGAAAAAAACAAAGACGCTCAAATTTTAGAGGCTTTGACTAGCAATGAAGTTATAAGCATCTATCTCAAATGAGTAAAGCCATCCACAAGGATTTAAGCAATGTCAACTAACAAACAGTACACTTATGAAGAAGCAATAACAGCAATGACAAATGCTCATAATGCTAGGGACTTTGATAGCGCAAAAAAAATAGCAAACTACATTAAGCAAAATAACCTTCAGCCTGCCAAGGAGCCTTCCGATATCGTAAAGGTAGACGGGGCAGAAAAAGAATCTTCTAGTTATTCGATTGATAAGATTAAATCCGGTGCGGCTGATTTTGTTTTTTCTGTTTTATCTGAAAATGATCAAGTTTTGAGTTTGGCACTAGGCTTAGACGATAAAGACTATTTTAGAGAAGACGGAACATACGACAGAGAAAGGTATGAAAGAGACAAGCAAGCCGCCATTCAGAATGCTAAAGAAGAGTTTTTTGGGTATGACGGAATTAAGCCAGCATCAGAGGTCGAAAGGTATCTTGGAACAGCTTTAGAGTCGGTTGTTGCTGAGGGGCCCTTGGCCTTTGTTGGAGGTAAAGGTCTTTTTGGTGCCGCATCAGAGCTTCTGCATTCTTATGCCGCTTCTTTGCTGGGGCAGTTTGGCGCAGAAACTGGCGCAATGACAGCGCGAGCTTTGGGCGGAGGAGAGACTGCTCAAACATTGGCCGCAGGGCTTGGTGGCCTTGCTGGATCAACAGCAACAATTCCAGGCAGATCTGCGCTAGGCGCTGGTGTGGAGGTCGTTTCCAAGGCTGTTTCTGAAAGAAAGAAAATAAATCAAAGTATAGACTCTGCAACAGATTATGTTGCGGGCTCAGAGGTAAAGCAGTTAATAGATAAGGCAACTCAGATTCAGCCGGGCATAGATGATGTACTAAAAGCAACCGTAGAACTTCAAGACGAAATTCCTGGGTTAGTGGTTCCTCCCGTTGCGGCATTAGCTGAGAATCCTATTTATAGAAAAAACACAGAATACCTTCTAAGAACAAATCCTGAATTTTACGCTTTAGCTAAAAAGTCTCTTTTGGATGCAAAAACCGCAATTGACGCAAGAAAAGAGGCTCTTTTTGGTCAATCTGGCCCGGCCGCGGATGCTCAACTAAGGGCAAGGCTTCCAGATAATTTTGAAAAAGACATTAGGTCAGCAAAAAAACGAATTAACGCTATTGATGATGAAATATCCAAAGTCACTCAATCTATACGGCTGTCTCCTAATTATCGTGACGTAGGAGAAAGGGCTAAATTTTTGATGACAGCTAAAGAGGCAAGCATAAAGAAGAAGCTTAGCCCAAAATACAAGAAGCTTTTTTCAGATGCTGAAAGTGCAGGTATTCAATTTCCTGCAAGATCTGTAGGTGCAGTACATCAGATGTACAAATCACTACGATCTGAAGATGTGTTTGCCTCTTTTCCGTCTTTAACGGCTAAGTTAAATAGCCTTTGGTCTCCAAAAGAAGTAGAAGCAAGCCCAATTATTATTCCTGGAGTGCCTCAACAAAAAAGCAGAATGGAATATCAAAATGTTCCTTTGTCAGAAATGGATTCATTAAAAAGAGCGCTAAACAAGGCCCTTAGATCCACTAAAGATGAAAATACAAAAAGGATACTTACCAACCTAAAAAAGAGTCTTGATGGTGAAATAGCAAAGATGCCTGATGAGTTCTCTCAGGGGTACAAGGATTTAGATCTTCAGTTTTATAGGGAGCTTGGCATACCTAAAAGCAAAGCTGAGATATCACAGTTAGATTCTGCAAGGTTTTTAAGTTCTGCTGGAAAATATCTTTCTAAGCCAGAGCAAGCATCGGAGTTTCTTGCATTTGTAGGGGATGCCGGAATTCCTGTAGTAAGAGATGCCATATTTATGAACATGCAGGGCGGTGGACTGGTTGGGGGCGGCGTCTTTACCGATGGACTTGTTGACCCAAAGAAGCTTTCTTCATATATAAACCAAAACATGCCTTTGATTAATTCTGTTCCAGGCTTGCGTAATGAACTTACCAGCGCCTCAAGGCTTATTGATGGGCTTATGTCTACAAAATCAAGGCTTGACGCAGAATACAATGTTAGAGCAAAACAGCTTGGAGAAGGATTTTACAGCGCATATGAAAATAAGGGTTTAGATACTGTAGCCTCAGAAATACTTTCTTCTACCGCAGGCAGTCAAAAGTATTTAAGGGACATTAAAAACTTTGAGCCTGATACGGCAAAAATGGCAAGGCAGTCGATTCGCGCCACCTTACTTGAAAAAGCCATGAGCTCAAGCACCTCGACAATTGATTTTGTTAATAAAAATTCTAGAGCATTTTCTGAGTGGTTTGGGCCAACTTACGCAAGAGATGTTCAGTCAATAGCTCAGGCATCAGACATCATTTCAAAAATTGATGTAGATAAAATGAAGTTTGCCATAGATTACAGGGATCAAGACATTCTTTTAGAAAAAATAGGAATCGGCGGCCCACAGCTTCAATCAATATTAAGAGACCGAATAACAAACGCCTTTACAAAGCTTGCGATCATTGGCTCAAAAATAAGCACATCATCTGTTGCCGCAAAACGGGACTCAAAAGTTATGGAGTTACTGTTAAATCCAGAAGCTTTGGGGGTAATACGCAAAAGCGTTGAGTCTAAAAAATCAAATATATTAGATGAAAAAACTTTATCTAAAATTGGAATGGCTATAAACAACACTGTCTACAGGGGTCTCTACTTTGGAAGCACTGGAACAGAAGAGGCGCTTAAAGAGGAAGTCGGCTTGGAGCTTCAGCCTGGAATATCTTCGGCAACACTGTTAACGCCAGTGGCACCCGCGCTTACCCAAGAGATCAATCCCAACTAACAAACTCTAGCCACCCTGCTATACCCGAGGCTCGTTCGTTCTCCATACGTGCGGCCTCGGTTTTATAGTGTTTAGCGATTAGCTTCTGTTCTTTGTTCATCCTCTTGCCAAGGTTGATGTCCTCTGCCTTTTCCCTAATTAACTCCAAGGCACCTTCGCCATAGGTATCAATGTAGTGACGTACAAAGTAATCAGGGTTGCTACCGTACTTCTGATGACAGCCGTAGCAGTGAGCAAAGGCATTCAGTGCATCGTACCGTATACCCTTCTTTGATCGGCTGAAGTAGTGAGAGCAGTGCAGTCCTGTGCTGTTTGACTCGTACTGTGCGCCACATCCCTGGCACTTGAAGTCGTTACGTAGCCTGACGCATCTACTGAACCAATGATCTGCCGCTGTTCTTTTTAACTTCACTTCAATTCATCCTTTAGTTGTTGAGGGAATGGCACATAGATCTGTTTGTTCTCTGAGAGCCACCTAATTAGCACCTCAGCGGTCTCTGAGAGTTCAGCAGGGGTAAGCTTAGTGGTGGTCTCTTTGTTAAACATGGCCTTTGCAGTGGGCTTGTAGAGCATCTCCTTTACCAGTACCTCAGTAAACGGTATCTCAAAGTTATCACTGAAGGGGTGTCGTACCCAGTAGCCAGCATCGTTTAGTTCGATAGCTATTTGCCTGAACCACAAGTGCATGGCGTTGTTCTGCCGGTCACTGCGTGTGGTGTCCTTGATCGAGTACATGACGTGCTTGCCATCTTCGTACTGCTTCTTAACGAAGCTAATAAAAAACTTCAGCTTGTTTTTGTTATCGACTATCCAGCGATGTGCAGGGTCTGTCATATTATCTCCATTTAGTTTACCCAGTTTACCCAGTTTCCCCAGATTTCCTCTAATCCCCGTAATTTAACCCCCTAGTTTGTCGCTGTAAGCTGGCTTCGGAGAATCAACCCGCCCCCTAAAAGTGGGGGATTACCGGTAAACTGGGGATTCTGGGGATTCTGGGGATTACATTGGAGCCCAGCGATAGAACTTTTTGCCATGTTCTCCGCGTCTCTCTAGCTTTAAATTGTTGCCCTTGAGCAGGTCAATGCAATTCAAAAGCGTCTTCCTAGTGCATCCATTGGGATTTATCTCTTCATCATTAAGCAGTGCAACAAGCTCAGACTGACTAAACATCTTGTTACTTTTCATTACACTGCTGAGTAGGATGTACTCATCCTCGTACTTGGACAGAGCCTTGCCGATATTGATCTGCGCTCTCTGCTTTTCCTTTAACTCGCTGATGTCATCGGTACTCATAAACTCCACAGAATCCACAGACTCTTCGTAGTGAACAACTGCGCTAGTTTGCTTGTACTTGAATCCACCCTCGAAGCTTATCTGGCTACGATCCTTTTCATTGATTACTAAAAGTTCTTGATAGGCGGCGAACTTATCATTTACTGGGTCAAGGCCAAACATATTGTCTACGTCTGACTTCAGATCCCCTACACCTTCGTAGATCAATCGACCATCCATGCTCCGATGCTTGTTGCAGTGGCCTAAGAGGATGACTGTACCACCTGCCGCCGCGAACTCACGGAAGACGTGTAGTACGTCCCGCATATCACCCTTGTTTAACACTGGCGCAAACTTCTTGAGCGTGTCACAGATGACGATCTTGCCATCAGCATGACCCTCTTCACGTATTGCGCTAAGTAGGCGTAACGCATCTTCGGTGTTTCTTAGCAAAGGATCTGGCGAGTTAGCCAAGGTGATCATGGTCATCCCGTGCTTTCTGCCCATCTTCGCCTTTTGGAGTACACCCTTGGCACCGTCGTCTTCGTTGAAATAGATCACGTCGGAGCCTTTTATGAGGTTATTCCGAATACTCTGAAAGAGGTTTCCCAGTATCCATACCGTCTTGCCTGCGCCACTGGGCGCGTACACAAGTGTGACTGTGCCGGTGGTAATCATGCCCGGAATCACGTCTCGCTCTTTGGCAAGGCGCTCTTCCATCTCTTCGATGCGGTCATTGACTGCCGCAAACATAAGCTTTGATAGTGCTGATGACGTTCCGTTTTGGTGCGTTGCTCCGTTTATGTGCGGGGTGGGTACTTGAGTGGGGTTTACTTGGATTTTATTGAGTTCTTCGCAGTACATTGCCCAATCATCCTGCATTGGTGTCTCCTTTTTT